TTAGGTTTTATGCCTTACTTACCGTATGCTGATATAGATACATTAATAGTTAAAAAAGAACATATCATGTTTGATCTTAAACCAACAAAAGAATTAGCAGATCAACATGTTTTAATGCATAACGATTCGAATATAGTTACACCAGAAAAACCACAAATCGTAGTTTAATGAATTTAGATATTGAACATTATATCCATAAAGCAAAGTGGATAGATGATGAACTCTGTGACGAAGCTATAGATAGACTTAATCTTCAGAACACATGGTTGCCATTCCCTAAAGATGTAATCAATGCTTATCCAGATCAGCCAAGGAAACAAGATGGTATAGCTGGGTCAACATTGAGTATTGACTGGGAGCAATTCATGGGTGATCCTAATATTCCTGAGCAAGATAGAAACTATGGCTTAACTCATATGAACGATAGACCAACACTAGATAGAATAAGAGCTAGTGTAAAGAATGGATTAGATCATTATGTTCATGAGCATTTAAAAGACTTACCTTGGTATGATTATTATCGAGACTTTACTGATCCTAAATTTATGAAGTATAGTGAGACCCATGACATGATGGAACATTGCGATCACGTAAGATATGTGTTTGACGGTAAAAGAAAAGGTATACCAACAGTTTCTATAGTTGGCAGCTTAGATGATCAGCATGAAGGTGGTTATTTAAGGTTCTTTGACAAGACAGATTATTATGTAGGCAAAGGTGAAGTACTATACTTCCCTTCTAATTTTTTATATCCTCATAGAGTAACCGAAGTTACTGGAGGTTTAAGGTATTCTTTTGTAAGCTGGGTTTGGTAATATTTGATTAAAGGTATGTACATTTCGTGTTATCATGTTATAATGGTACCATGACAAATTCTTTCTATACAAGTGCCTTCCGTCACGGCAAGGTAATCAAATATATGGGTTACGAGGATGGTAAGAAAGTTTCTTTCACCATTCCGTTTCGCCCTACTCTATTCGTTACAAATCAAGGTAACAATCCTCATGACTGGAATGCCTTAGATGGTACTTCCGTAGAACCTATTCAATTCGGTTCAATGAATGAAGCCACTGACTTTATTAAGTCATATTCCGATGTGCCAAACTTTAAAGTCTTTGGCAATACTAATTATGTTGCACAATATCTTAATGAGCAATTCCCTGGAGAGATCAAGTGGGATCGTAATCTTATTAATGTTACCTCAATCGATATCGAAACAAAGTTCGGTGATGGTTTCCCTGAGCCGGCTTTGGCTGATCAGGAAGTAACAGCAATCACAATGAAGAATAACATCGATGATACCTATTACACATTTGGTTGTGGCGAGTATGATGTAGATAAAGCATTGTTGCAAACCCATGAAGTAATATATGTCAAGTGTGCAGACGAGAGAGAACTCTTACACAAGTTTGTTTATCATTGGTCTAAGACTTCCCCTGATATTGTTACAGGCTGGAACTGTGAGTTCTTTGATATACCATATCTTATTAACCGTATCAAACGTGTATTCGACAATGGTCGTGAGAAGTTCCTATCACCATGGAGAATGATTGACGAGCGTGAGACACACACAGGTTATGGTCAATCCACACTTAAGTATGAAATCAAAGGTGTAGCCATCTTAGATTACATGGCAATCTTTAAGAAGTTCGGTTATTCATATGGTCCACAAGAATCATATAAGTTAGATCATATTGCTAATGTAGTTCTCGGTGAGAAGAAGCTTGACTTCGGTGAAGCCTCTGACCTTAATGAATTACACGACAATGACTACCAAAAGTTTATTGATTATAATATCAAAGACGTAGAACTTATCGATCGTATGGAAGACAAGCTCGGTCTTATTAGTTTATGTCTTACTATGGCTTATCGAGGCGGTGTTAATTATGAACAGGTTCTCGGTACGGTGGCTATATGGGATTCAATTATATACAGAGACTTACATGCTAAACGTATAGCTGTACCACAAAATTCAGAATCATTTAAAGGTGCATATCCTGGCGGTTATGTTAAAGAACCACATGTTGGTATGCATGACTGGGTATGTTCGTTTGATTTAAACTCTCTGTATCCATCAATCATTATGCAATATAATATGTCTCCCGAGACTATCCTTCTTGATGATGAACCTGGTGTCAATGTCGAATCAGTCTTAGATGGTCATATAAAGAATGACAAGCCAGATACAGCATTAGCTGTAAACGGTGTAAGGTTCAGTACAAAGAAGCTCGGTATTATTCCAGCAATTATTCAAGAGATCTATGATGATCGTGTCAAATTCAAGCAAGCACAACTTAAAGCTGAGCAAGAGTTAGAGCTTACAGCAACGAAGTCGGAAGTGTATGGCTTAGAGAAACGTATTGCCATTGCAAAGAATCAGCAGATGGCATTAAAGATCCTACTCAACTCTTTGTATGGTGCGATGGGTAATAAGTGGTTTAGATATTTTGACATGCGTATTGCCGAAGGTATCACACTTACTGGCCAAGCAACCATTCGTTGGGCAGAGAATAACCTTAATGATTATCTTAACAAAGCATTGCAAACTAAGAAAGATTATGTAGTTGCTATTGATACCGACTCGGTCTATGTTCGCCTTGATGAATTCGTTAATCGTCTTGGTCCAGCAAACCCTATTGATTTCTTAGATAAGATGTGTTCGACTGCACTTGAAGATGCGCTCACTGAATGTTATGATCGTTTATTTAAAACCCTTGGCGGTATTGAAAACAAGATGGTTATGGGCCGTGAGGTTATTGCTAATCGTGGTATATGGACAGCCAAGAAGAGATACATTCTTAATGTACATGATAATGAAGGTGTTCGTTATGCCAAACCTAAGTTAAAGATTATGGGTATTGAAGCAATCAAATCATCTACACCAGCTATATGTAGACAAGCCCTCAAAGATATATTCAAGAGGATCATCGATACTGATCAGGAGACTGTACAAGCAGATATAGCAAACTTTAAGCTTGCTTTTAAACAGGCATCGGCAGAACAGGTTGCTTTCCCTCGTGGTGTAAATAATTTAAACAAGTGGACAAGTAAAGAAACTATATATAAGAAGGGAACACCAATTCATATCCGCGGTGCAATCCTACACAATAATATAGTTAATACACAAAAGTTAGGTAGAAGTATACAAAAGATAACTAGTGGAGACAAGGTCAAATTCACATACCTAGTCAAGCCAAATCCAATCAAAGAGAATGTTATTTCATTTGTTGATTATCTTCCAAGGCAATTCAAGCTTGAGCAATATATAGATTATAATTTACAGTTCGAGAAAACATTCTTAGGTGCAATCGAACCTGTATTAGATGCGGTAGGATGGACCAGTGAGCATAAAGTATCACTCGAAGATTTTTTTGTTTAAGGTATGTACATATCGCAAAAGTGTGATACAATATAACATATGAGTAAATTAGACTACGTAATATTAATTGTTTTATTCCCGTACTTTTTACTCGCGTATTTAAAGGAGCAAACATGAGCGCAGATTGGGTAAACGATATTAATCGTATGCAAACAAAATATGGTGTACGTGAATGGATAAACCATGCCACACCATTTCAATTAAAGAAGTATTTAGAATTTAGATTAGACTTTATCAAAGAAGAATATGATGAGACTAAAGAGGCACTAATCATGGAAGATGCAGAAGAAGTTGTCGATGGTCTTATTGATCTTTGTGTTGTAGCTATTGGTACATTAGATGCCATGGGTGTAAATGTGCACAAAGCATGGGATGAAGTATTAACAGCAAACATGGCAAAAGAAGTTGGTGTAAAAGAATCACGACCAAATCCATTAGGCTTACCAGATCTAATCAAGCCAGCAGGTTGGGTAGCACCAGTGCACTTTCCTAATCACGGTATTTTTGCATCAGCTTGGTCAGATGCAATTGAGAAACGAGCTATGGCAGCAAACAAAGCAAGAACTGAAATCTTAGCAGACAACCCAGAGATTAATTCTGAATGGACACCAGATGCTGAAGAGCGTATGAATATTATTGGCCAAAATGGTAATGATGGTTTACACTATCCACCTCCAGGTCCAGATGGATATACTCCAGGGCCAGGACCATTAGATGGTACACAAGCAAAGATTGACTGGACACAAGATTCAGAATATATCAGATTATATGGCGACACTAAAAAAGACAATACAGAAAGCTAATATCGATTATCGTAGATGGCTATTAATATATAAAGCCAAAGATCTAGATAAGTTAACAGTTGAAGAGCATACTAAGTTTAGTAAGCAATTCGCTGCATGGAAAGTAGGTAACATTGAAAAAGTATGAACTATTCCCTTACATTATTTAAAAGTATATTCGATAACAAGACTCAGAAGCGTATGGACTTTACTTCATATGCACAGTTTGAAGGTTTGTTATTTGATCTAGCCCAACAGAAGCGTGAAGATAAAAAGTCGGCTCCCCTTATATCTCCTGCAACTTATGTAGAAGGTACGACTCGTGCAAATGATAATGTAATCGGTTGGGCTGGTTGGTGCGCGGTAGATGTAGATGAACATGTATTCGATGGTAGTCTTGAGCAAGAATTATTAGATCGATATGGAAAATGGAATCATGTTGTTTACTCTACTGCTTCATCAACTTCTGAACATCCTAAGTTTAGAATAGTATTTCCACTATCTGTTGATGTACCTAAAGATAAGATTAAACACTTTTGGTTTGCATTGAATAAAGAGTTAGGTGATATTGGTGATCCTCAAACAAAAGATCTATCACGTATGTATTATGTTCCAGGCAAGTATAAAGATGCATACAATTTTATATTTAATAATTTCTGTGGTGTAGATATGGATCCATATGAGATTATGGCAAAGCATGATTACGTTGAGCGTAGTGGTTCATTATTAGATAATCTACCACCTGAAATACGTAAGGCTATGCTGGCACACCGTAAGAATGAAATGGTAAACACAAATGTGACATGGAGTAATTACAAAGATTGTCCATTTGTTAATAAGAAGTTAGTGAAAGAGTATAATGAAATCACTGACACTGGATGGTATACAAAGATGTATGCTATCATGGTTTCAATTGCAGGTAATGCTATACGTAAGAAGTATCCAATCACTGCACAAGAGATAACTACATTATGTAAGGAGATAGATTTTGAAAACGGAAACTGGTATAAATCAAGACCATTTGACAAGGAGGCAGACCGTGCCATTGAATTTGTATACGGAAACATTTAACCAAACAGATATAGATCCTAAGCGTCTATACATGAGAGCCAAAGCTGAAGCTGAAAAGATCACTTGGAATCCTAATAACAGAACACCTGAAAGAATATTATGGGATTGCATGATGGGCCAATGTGCAGAATTGTATCTCATAGACAAGTGTGGATACACAGATAATCCTAATGGATTTATGGATGTGTTTGATCCCGAAGGACGTGAGATCGAAGTAAAGGTTACACGTGGTGAACACAATATAAAGTTTATGTTAGGTGATCTATTAGTTCGTAAAATAGAATGGGGATACCATGTAGCTGATATAGTTTATTTTTATCTCTATGATTCTAAGTCAGGTGACTATTCATTCTGTAGAGAATATAAATTTAATGGTACAGACTATGTACTTTCTAGCTAAACTGTGTTATAATATACACATATCAATCGAGGAGTAAACATGCAAAAAGAATCAATCATAGTTCTGCAAGAATGTGCAGAGCTTCAATCTAAAAAGTCAGAAGACTATCAAAATCCAAATTCACAAGTAAAACAAGCAATGCATTATCGTCGCGGTGTCGATTCTATTCATGATACTATGCACGGCAAAATGCTTCGCGCTC